GGCTTGCCCGGGCCTGCTGCCGGGGCTGCGCCTCTGGTGTGGTGTGGTCCATGTCTGGGCCAGCTTGCCGCGCCTGATGTGGTGGCTCAGTCTTAGAGTGCTGAGCATATAGAAAGAGGTCAGCCGCTCGCATGGTGTGAAGTGGTGGCCTCTGGTTCTCTGGTGGTGTATGGTGCCCGTGTGGCTGCGTGTGTGCCCCGTAGAGCTCACCCCTGAGCTTTGGCGAGCATTTGCTTGACGTGGTTCTCCAGTCGCTTGCTGAGGCCCTCGTCAATGTTCTGCTGTATGAGTGGCTGCACCTTTTCGTTTTCGATCATCTGCGGCACGCTCAATGTCTTTATGCTCTTGATAGGGTAGCGGCTTTCGCTTTCCCTCTGGAATGGTATCTGTGTCGAGCCCTCGCCTCCTGAGCTGGCAAGGAATACGCCGGCCGGCAGGTTCTTTCGCTGGCCCTTGAATACTTCCTGACTTACCCGGTATGGCTTCGGCTTCCGCTGGGTGGGCTTCATTTTGAAATGCGTCGGAGTCAGGACTCGGCCCTTGTATGTTAATACAACGGACTCGACGAGGTTGCCCTCAACTTTGAGCTGGCCGCCGCCTTTTCCTTTGCCGTCAAGTGCCGCCTTTACATCGGCCTTCTTGATAGCATAAACCTCGCACACGGCAGCAGATACCCACGCCTGCGCTCGGCTCTTTGCGTCTGAGGTGCATTTCTTTATTACCTTTTCAGCGTTTACCCCTGCAATATTGTCCAGCGTTTTGACGAGCTCCTCATAATTTGACAGCATACAAGTGGTTGTTCCTCTGGTGGCTGCCATGTGTGATCGCCTCCTCTCAGCCTGAAAACGGCAGCAAAAAACCGCCCGATTTTCTCGCGCGGTTTCTTTACCCATTTATTGCATTGTAAAAATTATAACACGGCTCAATTTCAAAGTAAATTGCATCTTTTTTGCACCGGTAAATTGCACGCTCAGCCTGCTGCCGGCGGCGGCTAATCAATGGCGGCCGTGCCATATAAACGGACGGAGAGGCTCTTAATAAGGCGCTGGCGGTTCCTCCAGACGGTTGTCGCGTCGCAGCCCAGCGACTCAGCAATGGCCTCGTTGTCAAGCCCCTCGAAGTAGCGGCCACTTACTGACTCGTAATACGGATCTGGTTTGATGATTTCGAGAGCCTCCTCGAGAACATCGACTTCGTGCTGATCCGACTCAATGCAGGCCTGCTTGTCTTTGATAATGGCCTCGAGAGCCTCCTCTGGATCCATACGGGTGCTACTCTTTGAAAATCTGGTGATCGACTTGCTTCTCGCTGGGGTTCCGTAGGTCCTCAGCTCCTCGATCTTTTCCTCGTCGTCCTTAATCTTGACCTTCAGCACCGGGAGGGCATAGAGACGAGCCTCGGTGTTTTTGAACGCTGCCTTTGCGTTCTGCGGCTGCTGCAACGGCTTGTATGCGTCCGAGACTGCTGCCGCGGTTTTCTTCGCTACCTCGTCTATGTAGCTTTTGATCTCTGGCGGTATGCTTGGTTTTTTCTGTTTTGCCATTTATTCATATTCTCCTTCCTTGTATTCTGAGCTTATGCCTACATCGTCGAAAATCTCGGCGTATACTGCCGGATCTGCCGGGGCTCCGTCTCTTATGAGCTGGATCTGGTCCTTGTTGCCGGTGATCCTGAAATACCGCTTTACAATTACGTCGGTATAGCCCGGCGTTAATTCCATGAGATAGGCGGTGTGGCCGGTCTTTTCTGCTGCCGCGAGAGTGGTCCCGCTGCCTCCGAACGGATCGTAAACCGTTTTTACAAAATCCATGTTGTCGAGTATCATTTCCATAAGCTCGACTGGCTTCTGTGTCGGGTGTAACTCATTCCCGGACCTGCTGCACCTCAAAACATTGCCGTAACCTTTGTGGCCGTCGAATTTCGCCTTGCCTCTGCTGCCGAACAGACAGAGCTCGTGCTGGCTTCTCCAGCCGACACCCATGCCGGGTGTCTCTTTATCCCATACGATCATCGAACGGACTCCGAAGCCCGATTTCTCGATTATGTCATACAAATAGATCCACATGCGCCAGTCGGTGAACACATAAGCAAATAGAGGAGTGATACCCTCGAAGGCTGCGGTCAATAATTTAATATAACCGCGTGTGCTGAGTATGTCGTTTGCAATCTTCGGCGCGTCTGTCTGGCCTTTTCTTACGGTTCCGATACTTCCGGTAGACTTTCCGCTCTCTTGGTGGCCGCCGCTGCAATACGGTGGATCTGTGAGCATGAGCTCCGGTTCTGCTCCCGCCAGTAGCTCCTCACGGTCCTTTGTGTTGGTGGAGTTTCCGCACATGAGTCTATGGCGGCCGAGGATCCACACGTCCCCCAGCTTGCTGACTGGTTCCTCCGGCGGTGGGAGTACGGTGTCGTCGTCTGCTTCCTCCTTGTCGTGGTCCGCTTCGCATAGAGCTGTCGCAAGTTCCTGATAGAACGACTCCTCGTAGCCGGTCATTTCAAACGGGATCGCCCCGGTGTCTACCGCCTCAAAAGCCTCGGCCAGTTTCACGCTGTCGATTTCCGCAAGCTCCGCGATCCGGTTGTCTGCCATGAGGTCGGCCAGTTCCTCCTCCTCGCTGGCATAGTTCTGATAGTCGACTGGAGCCTCTTTGAATTTTCCATACTTTGCCGCCGCGAGTCTGCCGTGGCCCTTTACGATCAGGCCCGATCGGGTGCTCACGGTGATCGGCTGCCTCCAGCCGGTTGCCTTGATGATAGCAGCGAGGGCTCTGATCTGATCGTCCGGGTGCTTATTCGGGTTTAGAGGGTTTTCTCTGAGTTCCTTTATCGGCACAATTTTGTCATGTGCGCAAAAAACCGGCCGGCCGTCTGCGAACGCTTTCGGCTCAGCGCTGGTTGTGTAGTCCATGTCGTTGATCTGTATCTCCTGACGGTTGGCCTTCGTCTTTGTCTGGGTGATTTCGAGCGTTTTCTTTGATTTCGCCACTTAATCGCCTCCCTTCTGGTTTTCTTCTGGTTCCTGAGCTCCAAAACGAGCGATCGCGAGCTCGTTGTATTTGCTGTAAATAGCCTCGAAGGCTTTTTTCCATTCCGGCCCGTGTTCGTCGCCTACGGTTACGATATGAGCCAGCTCGTGCGCCAGTATCTCCGGGACTGCCTCTGCCGGGATATGTCCGGCCACCTCTATGAGCGGGAGAGTGCCGTCGTCCGGAAATGTGGTACAACCGACCATTTCTGTGCCGTCCTCTGTGGTGATTTTATCAACCAGTATGGCCTCGTATTCCGTGCCCGGGTAAATTTCAGCAAAAGCCTGAGCCACGAGGCTGCTCGGATCGTTTAAGAATGGGCTTTTTAATAATTCCATGAATAACCTCCTGCAATATGCGGGAGGGCAGCAGGGCCCTCCCTTGATGATTCCGACATTTATGTCGGTGACATTATGCAATGATTGTGATCTTGTCTCTGTCCGGTATGTCTTTGAGTGCTTCCGTGAGGTACGCCTTGACATTTGCCACCGCCTGAGACTTCCAGACGCCACCGTCAGCAGCCACGAGCTTGAATACCGGAGCGCCGCCTCTGCCTTCGCTTACTCTGAAAACAAAGTCGCTGGCCGGCTGCTCAACTTCCAAAAATGTGCGGTACGGGATCAGGTTTACCGGGTTCGGCACGAGTACGTTGTCCTTCGTGGTTATTCCGGTTTTCATAACTGCCTGCTGGGTTGTGCCGTTGTCTGAGAAGGTAGCCTCCTGAGTGTTCACGATATTGCTTGCCAGCATGGTGACAGCTTCGCGGTCGTCGCTTTCCTTGAAGCATGACTGCATAGAAATGAGAAAGCTCTCCTGATCGTATTCTCTGCCATATTCAAAACGAGGCAGCAGGGCATTGACCTCGAAAAGCGTCTCACGGTCGCGCTCAGCAAGCAGGCCAGAGTATAAAAGCACCTTTGTTTCGTTCACTACCTGAATAATCATACGATCGCGCAATTCTTCGCGGTTTTCTTTGATGTAGTCCACCAGTGAGGTGAGAGTGGTTGCGGAGATAGGCGCCGCCTTTTCCGGTGCGTCATATCTTACGAGATCCTTTGTGCAGTATGTCTTGCCGTTAATCTCGACCGTTTTCGGATCCTCGGCTTTTACTGCCAGTCCGGTGATATATGCGATAGCTTCCTTTATTCCTTCCATTGTTTCGTCCTCCTTATGCGTTTACGGCCTTTGGGCCCATTGTAATGACTTTGTGCTGGTTGCTTTTCGGCTGTTCTGTGGTTGTTGGTTGGTCGACCGGTGGGCGACCGTTCTCAAATACCTCGCCCGTCTCAGGATCGAAGTCTCTGCCCGGTACGAGTTCGCCTGCTGCCGCCTCTGCCTTTTCCTGCTCCTGATCGGTCGGAATCTCTGCTGGCTTTTTATTTCTGTTTTTCAGGTCCAGAGGCTTGCCGGTAGGTGCTGGCTGCTGTTCTTCGGCGCCTGCTGCCGGCTGTGTCTCATTAGCAGCGGGAGTGGTAGCCTGAGCCGGTTCTGCTGGCTGTTCCTGAGCCTGCAGATCGTTAAATGACATTTGGCCGCGGATCTGGCCGTCATATTCTGCGATCTCGATCTGGCCGGTTCTCATATTTATGCCCATAATCATTTGAGTGTCGATTGCTTCGGTTGCTGCGAGCTTGGTCGTGACAGCGATCTGGGTGCTTACGAGCTGTCTCGTTTTGTTCGGTGCAAATTTGAGCGTGATCTGGATCTGTCTCTTGGTGGTTGCCTCTGTGTTCGGGTTCTGAATGTTCTCGGCCACCTGCATGAGTGCCTCGTTGAGCTTTTCAGCAAAAGCACCGCCGGCGAGAGTTTCGAGGTTGATGTTACTCTGTACGCTTGTTTTCTTCATTTTCTGGATCCTCCTTCTTGGTCTTGGAATTGTTCAGCTCGTCAATGCGAAGGCTGAGCTGATAGGTCGCATAAGCTACCATGTGGAGCTCTGCGGCTTTCTTTTTGGCGTCTTTGTGGGTTACTACGGTTCCGATTGCTGACAAAATCAGGAAAACGGCCCATAATGCACACACGACGGCGCCGAACGTGATTTCTGCTGCGGTCATTTCTTCTTTTCACCTCCTCCCGGTGTGTTTGCGGCCCTGAGAGCACACTCGGTACAAACTCCAGCGGCTCCCGCTGCCTTTACTTGACGCGCAAGCTCTGGCTCCCAGCACTCCCGGCCGCAGCTCGGGCATGTGACGAGGCGCCAGTCTGGGTGCTTGCTTGCGTCTGGTATATTGGAGCGGAGCGGAAGGCATATAAGCCCGCCGTCTCCGGGTTTCCACGGTTTTATTGTTATGTTCATGTTATGCCTCCCAGTTCCAGAGCCCCTGCTGGCCTTTGGCTTTTATGGGCTCCGGCAGTTCTTTGATGTTTCTCAGCTCCCATGCGTAACGGTCGAGAGAATAATCTCCGAGAGCCTTTTCGGTGTCAGGCAGAGTAGAGAGGTATTCTTCCGTTATGAGGTGGCACGCCACAAGCTCAGCCGTTGCAATTATTTCTCCGTAATTGAAATATGTCAGGAGCTCACCGTTTGCCATGCTTGCTTTTTCCAGCTTCTCAACCATGAGCCCGAAGGCTTTTTCTGACAGAAGCGGTACGACTTGGCGTATTGGTTTGACTGCTGCATGGATCGCAATCGGTCCTCTGTATTTCGTGGCCCAGCTTCTTGTCTCGTTGTGTTTTACGCCGGCGGCTACAAATTCGGCCCACGGCTGCCATATTGTTATTGCTTTCATTTAAGCTCCTTTCTGGATAGCTGAGGCGCTCCAGTTCTTCGCGAAGGCCTCCGTGCTCTGATAAGGGCAAAAGAGCTGGCCGTCTCTGGTTTTCACCTCGAAGCGTCCACGGCTGCGGATATATCTCGCGATCAGTTCGTAACGCTGGCCGGTGATAAATCCCATTGATCCGGTTGTCCCGGTGAATGTCGCAATAATCTGGAGCGATCCGGTTTTACTCTTTGGGTTTTTCAAATCATTAAGCGCGCGTGTCAGCATTGTGCGTTCCTCCCTTTGTCTTTTTCAAAAATTCCAGCGTACCCAGATGATTGAGGCCGATCTCATAGTCTTGGATCTCGCTGCGTTTCAAGTGCTTGTGGCCGTATATGTCCTTCATGTCTCGCCAGACGCTCCACGGTATGCGGTAGAACTGCTCAAACTTGAAGCTCACGAGCACGAAGCAGCTCGCGCCCATTTTCTCGTAATTCTCCAGCAGCTCAGCCT